TGCATTTAATAAGGTAACTGATGAAGACACTCTAAAGAAGATCCTAGCTATTGTTTCAGAGTAAAATAATTAGGGAGGCCCAAAAACCTCCCTATTTTTTACAATTCAGACTTGACAATACAAAATTAATGGTGTATAATAATAACGCAAAAAAAGAAATGGAGGTTATACAATGCCAGACGTAATTCTACGCAAGTGCGGTGGGTGTTCAGACACAATTGAAATAAGCAGAGATAATATTACAGATATTCTGTATTACAAAAATAAATACTATCACTCGAAGTGCTTTTGTGAGATTGCAGAAAAGCGCTCCAAGGCAAAGAGAAGCACTGCAATAGAATGGCAGACTGCATTAGATAACCTGTGGGAACTTGAAGCAGACACAAAGAAGATGTTGGAAGCGGCTTGGATTAAGGATGACTTAAACGAGTGGCTGCTTAATCACTATAACATCACCACTGTGCCAAGTAGGTTTTGGCAGATATTAGCTGATCTTGAACGTGGAATTTATAAAGGGAAGAAATGCAAATCTGTTACCATGAAAACACTATTGGGGACGTGGAAGTGGGGCCAAAAGAAATTAGATTCAATTTCAAGAAACAACAAAATGAATCACAAGGGACCAACTGGTGATGATGCAAGAATTATGTATGACTTGAGTATAATTATTTCCAAGGTTCCAAATTACTTATCGCATGAATCAAAAATGAAAATGTTACAAGCAGAAGAGAAAAAAGAAACTGCAAGGGCACATATTAACTACGATAACGTGCAGAAAGCAAAAATTGAAAATAATAGTGGATTAGATGACATTTCTAACCTCTTGGATGATATATTTTAAAGCGGGTGATGTAGTTGCAGAATGAAAACAATGAAGTAAAATTTGATAAAACAAATGTACAAGCGGAGCTATTGTTTTGTGGCAGCTTGTACAAAGAACCAGACCTTTATTTGAGCTATGGCGAATCAACAAGATCTAAATTTGATTTTTCTGATCCCGCTACAAGATTCTTTTATGACTTCTTTGAAGAGTATTATTTAACATTCAGTCAAGATGTTGCGCAAAACAAAATCAACAATTTTGCCACACAGAATTCTGAAAGACTAAAGTCATACAAAAACTATGGTGGTTGGAAAACCATTCAGGGTATGATGGATATTGCAGATCCTCATGACTTTAAGAATGTGTACAATACTGTTAAAAAATATTCTCTTATTAGAGAGTATGACAGAAACGGATTCCCTGCAGAGAAAATTTTATCTCATAAGAATTTCCAATACTTAACTGCAAATGATGTTTATAGAATCATGCGCAGTAAGGCAGATAAGATTAATACTGTAATTAATGTTATTGAAGAGCCTGTTGTGCTGACAAAAGGAGTTTCACAGGTAGTTGATTCTTATTTGTTAACCCCACAGTTTGGTGTTCAGACACATTGGCAAGGTTATAATGAATACTTTAGAGGATTACTGCCGGGAAATGTTCTGTTCCAGGGATTCCTATCCAACGAAGGTAAATCAAGAAATCTTGTGAACCTAATTACATATGTTACTCTAATCAAAAAGCAGAAGTTTATGCTTTTAAGTAATGAGATGACAGAGGTTGCAATGAAGAACTGTCTAATCACAACGGTTTTGAACTGTAAGGAATTTAAAGAATTTCATGGTGTTGAGCTTATGAAGCCCGAAAAGGAAATTACTATGGGTTTGTATAGAGATGATAACACTAAGGAATTTATTTATAGAAGAAAAGATAATGATGGAAACTATATCGAAAGTGAAACAGACTTTGTTAATCGTGTAAAGCAGTCAAGAGAATATCAAGATGTAGCCAAGGTTGCACAGTGGATGGAAGAGCAGCTTGATGGCAGATTTTACTTTAATGATATTACAGCTGATTATAGTGATGAAGCAATTGAGTTGGAAGTTAGAAGAGCCAAATTAGTTTACAGTTGTAATTGTTTTGCTGTAGATACGCTGAAAGCTTGGGGTGCAGAAGATTGGGTTAAGGTAAAGAATACTGCAACTAAGATTGTAGAGCTCGGCAAAGAGTTGGATTTATTTGGTGTTTGCACATTCCAGCTGACTGATGCAACGGTATTTGATAATGTGTTTGATCTTAGCTCAAATAATATTGGCGCAGCAAAGGGCATTAAACATCCTGTAGATCTATTGACTCTTGGTAAGAGAATTACTGCGGAAGAATATCCGATGTACCAATATTTAACTTACGATGAGAGTTGGGGAGAAGAGGTTGCTCAGGATTTGGATCCAAAAAAGAGGTATTTTGCTTTGAAAATCGATAAGAATCGTTTAGGAGACAAAGATAGAATTATGTTATTTGATTACAATCTTGATTACAATACATGGAATAATATTGGTTATATTATTAAAAAACAATAAACGAAAGAAGGGGAAGTTCATGGCAGTAAACCTAGAGTTACGAGCCGAACTCCCAGAAGATGCAATAGTCTTTGACAATATGTCATATGATAGTTCAATAGTGGGAGTAACGACAGATGGTAGAGTAGTATATGACTACGATAAAATGGTAGAAGAATTAATGTCCGAAGAAGGATGGAGTTATGAGGATGCTGCAGAGTGGATTGATTATAACACAATTAGATCAATTCCATACACAGGCCCAAATGGTCCAATTATTATGTATTCTATCTAAAATAACTAATTAGGCAGAGTGATATTTGTTCATTCTGTCTAATTGACTTTTAAGAAATGTTTGTTATAATTACAGTACAAAATTAATAGAGCGTAAGAAAGGAACAAAATTATGAAAATTCTAAAGGGCAAAGAGCAGGAATATAAGGATTGGTACAACAAGAATTTGGATGCATATGGACATGCATGCTTCACATTCGCTGAAAGGTGGGCAGAATTGATGGAAAAGGCCATGCATAACTCAGAGTATAGTCCTTTGGAAGTAATCATTAAGAGAGCGGACAACCTGAGTCGTGCAGCTGACACAGAAGGAATTACTGGATATATGTATGGATGTGCGGTCAGTATTCTTTCACAGTGTTGGGAGCACGGAGAAGAGTTAAGAAAGTGGCACAATAAAGAACATAACTATAATGGTGATGGCGTAGTGAATCCAGCTATTTTGACAATTGGTTAAACTGTTAAAAGGGGAAATAAAAATGACAGAACATACATTTGAAGTAGCCACAGTTCAGCGCCTTGGCGAGCAAATCGGATATGGACATTTGATGTCATTAGCTTCTGCTCTATGGAGGAGAGAACTTGCTAGTAAGTATGGAGACGGTTATCAAAGCGGGGCATTTGTTCCTACTCTCAGTAGTTTAGTAAAAGACGAATGGGCAGATAATTTATGCAAAGAAATGAAACTTTATGATGCAATTGTAGAAGAAACACTAGGGGGAATAAAGAATGCTTGACGTCTTGTTATATTTATGTATCGGTATCATTACTACTGTCCTGTCTCTAATCGTCACGCTTGCTGTAGTGTTATTGATATGCTATGTGGTTGCTTATATTGGTGGGCTTATTTATCAAGTTGTACATTTGAAGAAAAGAAAACGTAATGATTGTTGTATGACCGCAGCTGTACAAAATAGTGCATATGTTTTTGGAAAAGAAAAACCTAATGCGGACCAGCAACCGAAAGCTAACGCCAAGAGAATTGCTGAGGCTGTTGAAAACACGAAGAAGTATATAAAGAGGTAAAATATGATTGAGCATGACAACTATATAAAATTTAATTGTCCAGCGTGTGGAGCGCCGCTAGAAGTGTGGAGTGATGAAACAATTGATCTTCACAAAGAAATAGGAGAATGCTTCCCGTATGAGTGCCGCTACCTTATTAGACATTGTGAAAATTGTGGTAATGATTGGGAAAATGAATGGTGTACCGAAAATGGAGATGTTTTTGAATCGCAGCTGAAAAGAAAGTTTTGGGGGTAATAACATGAAAAAGTGGGTTATTAAGAAGTCTTGGCCGAATGAGAATCAGCTTGAGGTATGGGAATTTATTGATACTGAAGAAGAGGCTAGAAAGTACTGGTATGTCAGCCAATATCTTGACAAATATGGCGTAGAGAATGAGATGCCTCTTGCCATGAATGATTATGGTGGATTTCATTCTCTTCATAATATTATGGATAGGATTGTTAAGATTGTAGAATCTGATGAAAAGCCTACATTGAGTGTGGATGAAGCATATGCAGTTAATGAGAAAATGTTTAGATGTGGTTGGATTGCTCCTAATGGAACCACTTATTCTTGCTGCTCTTACGGCCATTATGATTTAGCAAATACTTTGTGTTATAGGGATTATGGTAACACTACGTATTGTGTTGATGGTAGCGTGTTTCATGATCCTGATAGCAAGCTTTTGTATAATGGTTGGGTAAAGGTTACTTATAATGACTATTATGCAGACTATGAAAAAATGACTGATGCGCAGGCAGCGGTTTTGTTGAAGAATGATTATAAGAGAAATCAGTATGATATGCTTTTAAGGGGTTAAACATATGGATAATAATGAACAGTATTTTATGTCTAACATTAAGAAAAATGATTCTTATATAGACATTTTAAATTGGTATAGAAATTTATATCATGCTGAAAATCCCAACACAGAGCGTGGTATTATGGCCAATGCAATTAATGACTTGTTTATAAGTTTAAAGGACAGTAACAAGAAGCAGATCCCTATGTCTGTCAAGTATGAGGGAGATGACGAATCAGATTGGGTATATTGTCCTAGATGTGGGGAATTTATTGGAGACAATGAATGGGTCTATGGCTTGTTCCGTGAGCGAAAAAATCACGTATTTTGCGAGTATTGTGGACAGAAATTAAAGGAGAGATAAGAATGGCCAAGTTATTTTGTGTATCAGATATACACGGATTTTACGATGAATTGCGGAAAGCATTGGATGCTTCTGGGTTTGATGCAGAGAATGAAGATCATTATTTGATTGTTATTGGAGACTGCTTTGATAGAGGTGGCCAGCCTGTGGAAGTTATGAGATATCTGCAGAGCTTGCCTAGAAAGGTTTTAATTAAGGGTAATCATGAGCAGATGTTGAGAGAATTGTGTGACAGAGGATATCCTGGATCTCACGATTACTCCAATGGCACTTTTGATACTGTAT